GTAATACCAACATTTGAATATACTGGTACACATACAAGACCAAATACTTTGTCTGCATCGCCCTTGCGAATGACTCTACCAATAGTCTGACTGATACCAATATAATCCATTGAACGCATAAACAATACTGCTTCAAGACCATTGACATTGATACCCTCTGAGAGTATGCTATGATGCAATACAACAAACTTTTTGTTCATCCTACCCCATTGATTTAGGGTATCAAAGAAAGTCTCTCTATCGACCTTCTCTCCATCAATCATCGCACCTGTCTTTGCAGTAATAAACATATAAGAGTAACCACGAATTGCCAACTGTTGTACGAAATCAGTTTGAGAAATAAGACTTACAATCTGTCTGGTTGACTTTGCACATATCAATACTTTGTCCTTATCAAGATTATCAATTGCACCAATCATTTGCTCATTGTCTCTGTCTGCAACCAACTCATCTTTCTTGAGTATTCTTGAACGATACACCTTGACTTTAGGTGGTAGAATGTATCCTTGCTTGACTAACTTAGGTGCAGGGATTTGACAAATGACTCTACCATATACATCAACATCATTCATACCCGCTTTGAAAGGTGTGCGACTATGTTTTGGTGTTGCAGTAAAGAAGAAACAACGATGTGCATACTGAGAGAAGTAATCAGTCGCAGGGTAAAAGTTTTTCTGTACTGAGTTGTGTGCTTCATCAAAGTAGATAGTATCAACATTGATACCACTTTCCTGTATTCTGTGAAGAGAATGATATGTTGTAAATATAAGTCTATTACCTGTAGTTGTCTCAACAAACTGCTGTATCTGGAATGGATTAGTTGTACTGAACATACCTTTGATTTTACCACTATGAACGTGCATAGGTGTAACATCGTCCTGTTCGTTTATCATTTCCATAAACTCCTTGCATAGTTGCTCTGCAAGTAGTATGCGAGGTGCAACCACAACAAATGTCTGAGATATACCGAGTGCGTGTTGATGTAGAGTATATTGCTTGATAGCGTCCATAATCATACAAATGGTCTTACCACCACCTGTAGGAACAATGACCTGTCCTTTATCATTGTCGGTCATTGCCTGTAGTGCTTGCTCTTGATGGGGTCTTAGTTGCATTAGTATTCTTTAGATGTCTTTATTATAACAGTTGTGAGAGAGGTGTGGTATTGTCTTGTGACAGTTGTGAAACTGTTTGATCAATTCTATCAAGTGATTTCTGATGGTAAGTCTTATCAATTTCACATCCTATGAAATTTCTATCAAGTAATTTACACGCAACACCTGTGCTACCCGACCCACCAAAAATATCAAGTACAGTCTGATTCGGATTACTTGATGTCTTAATGATTCTTTCAATCAACGGTATTGGTTTCTGTGTGCTATGAAACTTCTGTACTTTACGGTCATAGAAATTAATATCATTCCATACATCTGTAAGACCAGTTTGAATATTAAATGTATAAACTAAATCTTCATACTTCGGTAAGTCCATAATCTCCTGTAACTTACACCAATCATCCTTCGTAGGATAGACACGATGCTCTCTTGGTTTCTTCTCTGATGCAATGCAAGCAAATGTTCCACCACCTGTAGTTGCTTTACCTAAGTAACCATTAACCTGATTACCTTTCCATCCTAATCTCTTTCTCTCTGATTGTAGTAAGTCTCTAATATAATCTCTTGCTTCATAATGAAAAAAGAATATTGATTCAGTTGCGGTAGGATACATCTTTAATTTACTACTTGTTCTCCCTGCAACTGCTTGCATACCTTTATTCACTATTACTTGTTGTCTGAAAGTAAACCCTGCATCTTCAATGTATGGAAGTAGAGTACAAAGTTGTTGTGGAAAACCAAATAACCAAAAACTACAGTTCCACTTTGCAACCCTACCTAATTCTTTAATCCACTTCTTACACCAATCATAGTATTCATCTATTGTAAACCATTGATTATCCCATTCATCATTTACTACACGATAGTATGGTGGGTCTGTGCAAATCAAATCCACCACATTATCATCTAACGATTTAAGAAACTCTAAACAGTCTTGATTCTTATAATTCAATTCCTACCTACCTCTCCACGTTCTTTGTTGAAGTTCTTTGATTCTAACACATCTTTAGAGTTTTTACCACTAAATCTTGCAGGGATTCTCTCAGGTGTTGTGTTTTCAAGATTGAAATAATCAAAATCAAATGATGTATTATTTTCATTTACATTCAAGTATCCATCAAACTTCAATACTGGTTCACTAAGGTAGAAATCTACTTTTAATGGTTGAAAGTTGATATGATTTGATTTCTCACTATCCAACTGTGCTTTTGCGTATGCGTTTAAGTGCTGAGAGTCCTTACTAATTGTCCAATAACGATAGCGAAACTTACGACATGATGGTTTATCAGTCTCAGGTTCAATCAAAGTTAAACGGTATTCTTTTAAACCTTCGTGCCATTTGAAATGAGACTTAGCACCAATACCCCATCTACCATCACGAGGATTAGTTTTATTTGATGTAGAATTTTTGTTCGCTTTGAAATGAGTGCCACCGCAATGTGGGCAAACGTCTGCAAAGAATGAGACTTTCTTACCACAAGAACAGAATTTTGATTGAACGTGAGATGAATTTTTAACCTCTCCACCATCTTCATTATCCCAACCACTTCCACCTGTACCACCACAAATGGTATCATTCATAGCAGCAGATAGAACCTCTGCAAGTGTATCGTCAATTATTTTTACTGGTTGATTGTATTGCGTATAAAATTTAATCTGGTATGGCAATCCAGATGTGCAACCTTCAATCAACTGCTTTACCAATTCCTGTTTGTTCATTGGATTAGTCCTGATTGTTTTGTTACTCTTATTATAGCATAAAAAAACCCCCTGTGCAGGGGGTTGTGATAGTTATGTTATTGTCATATTAAATTATAATTAACAACACACCTTGTATTTTTTGTTGGTTGCTCTGCTGTGTGAAACAAACCTCCATCAAATAATACGACTCTACCTTGCTTTGGTGTAACACTCTGTTTGATTGTATATTCTACACTCTCTTGTTTTTCATTGTATATTACTGTATCTCCATCACTATCCATAACATAATATAACATCACAAAATGTTTATCATCTGTGTCAATATGGGGTGAATCCACATTATTTTTTACACTCAAAGGTAATTGTAGGAATGACCGACCCTGTATTACATCCACCTTTGTCATTTGTAATCTATGACAACATATCTTGATTAAATCTAAAAATAAATCATTAAACTCACTAATAACTTCTCCGTATAATTTAACATATCCATGTGTAAATGCAGGTCTTTTCTGACTATCAGGTGAGTCTGATTTTGTTACGTCTTTAGTGTAATACCAGGGGAACTCGTAGTCCTTATAATTAATATCTCCTAATAATATTCCTTTTATTTGCTCTTGATAATCTAGTCCAATTATATCATCAATAACAATAATTTCACTATCTTTAATCATAATTCGACTTTTGTATCGGGGTTGATGTCAACATATAAAAATTCCATAGTTTTATCTGATTTGTTTGCTCCTTTATGTAATTTTTCAACATCGAGAAGTAATGTTTCATATTCTTTCCAATAAATTCTCTCACCTGAATCAATCCACTCAATGTAACACTCTTTATTTTTATTATTATAAGGTATTTTAATTGGTAATTGTAATCTTAAATATCTTTTCTTATATGGATTATGATCAACGTGGACTTTTACATTAATTTTAGGTGGATACAAAATATAATATACTCCTAAAATTTCATCTTTTTTTACTATGTCAAGTATGGGTTTACTAATTTTTTCGTGGGGATATAATTTATTACTTTTACCAAATTTTATGTAACATATCTTACTGGTATATCCCATATGTTTTGATGCAACCCTATCTTTCCTTAGTGGAAGATTATTAGATAAAGTCCAATCATATAATCTTTCAACATCTTTTGCGACAATCATAATTTAACTTCTGTTGATTTTTTGATGTCTAACATAAGAAATATCATTTCTTCATCAGAATAATTATGTCCTTCATGCACTAAGTCCATCACATAATGAACTTGTGGTTCTCCCTCTTTCCAATATGTTTTTCTTCCATCTTCCCATACCATATAACATTTATCTGCACTAGGTATCTTTAATGGTATTTGTATTCTTTTATATGGTTCACTAAAAATATCAGGGTCTTTGTGTTTATTCACTTTTGTTCCCGCATAGAATACACCTATCGCTGACCATAAAATCTCAGGATTTTCATGTATCTTTATAATATCTTCTGTCATAAACTTTCTACGAATAGTAGATTTATTTTTATGGTCAACAAGTTTATTCCAACTATAATCAATACGTTTATTAGCATATTTTTTTGGATTATTTAATTTGTATAGTGGAAACTTAGTTACCTTTGCCCACTCATACAATTTTTTTATTTGCTCTCTATCAATCATAGTTTTTTAAATAGTGCAAGAACTCCTCCGTTCAAATCAATATTATATTTTTTACCTATTGTCAATTCATCATAATCAAACCTTCTTATCTTAGTATTATTTACTATAGGATTACCCTCTAAACAAATTAAAACAGATTCTTTATCAGATTTAATTTCATCCTGTGATACTAATTCACCATCCCAATCACCACCATCTATTGTATTAAATCCAAATACAAATGTATCTTCTTGAAATGAAAATATAGTTGTGGTATCTAAAAATTCTTTCACATCTACTAACTTACCCTTCTCACTTACTATTATAGATTCACTTGAAAAAGACTTTGCATATTTTACAGAACCATAAAAAATATATTGATATAGAACTCGTCTATCTTCTCCATACTCAAAACCAAATGCACCTGCCTGTGCCTTATATGCACATCCCATCCAATTATCAAATTTTTTAAAATATCTAATATATTTCATAAGTTTACTCTTCTCATCTTTAGTATTCTAGTTCCTCTTTCATATAATTTACCATCAATTACTTTTCCAATTAAATTTTGGAAATCTAGTTCACCATGAATCTCGATTGGTATATTCTCATCAAGTATAGGTTCTTGATCATCTTGTTGTTTTATGAGATGTTTTACCTTGAATATCAAATCATCAATAAAAAATTCAGTATCATCTTTATCTAGATCGGAAATATCAATCGCATATGTTCGATATTCATCAATCTTTTTATGTGAACGTAATCCACATATCCTCATAACTATTTGTTCTGTATCGGGTAAGTATTCTTCAATTTTAAAAATAACTTTCATTTGTATGTTCTCCAAAATTTAGGGTTCACAAACCCCATTGAATAATCATTATCCCCATCTTCTTTATATACAAGTGTGATGTCACCAACTATTGCTAATCTTTCACCCTTAAAATTATTTGAATGACTTGCAGTACAATGCTCCATTTTACTTGGAAATAAAATTAATGACCCCTCCTCTGGATTTAAATAAAAACTTGAAGCATTAAGTTCATTACTTTCAAGCACACCATCTTTAATATCACTTGTATTTAATCCATCAAAAAGTCCATTAAAATTATTAGAATTTGCAAATTTAATTACATGAGAATCTGGTGGTGTATTCAAATAATAAGAAAATGAAATATGACTTGTTGAATGTGTGTGCCATTTAATAGTTTCATGTGCAGCTCTTGAACGAGAAATCCAACTTTTTGTAATTATATAATCAAAAATATCTTTGTACTTTAGAACCTGATGAATATAGATTTTTGTTTCAGATATAATATTCTCAAACAACTCATCTAGTTCATCATCTAAATGTATAAATGGATTGCCAGTATTTTCACTTGTAGTATTAAACCACTCTTCACCATCTTGATATGTTACTTGCTCATAATCATATTTTGGATACAACTCATAAAATTTATCTTTATATTTTTTATGATTGGGAATCTCGCTAACGTATATTGTGGTTGGAAAGATATTAAATATCTGTCTAGTCATTATCTTGTACCATTGCCCAAGAGGTTAAAATATATTTTGTCCCTCCTATTGGTGGGTTTCCTCGATGAGTATGTGTGTAACCCGCAGGAAAAATTATAACATCACCTTGTTTTGCTAATTCTCTACGATTTTGATATAAAAATTCTGTCTCCCCACCCTCAAAATCATCATTTAGATAAAGTTGAAGAACAAATTTTCTCTGACTATATGGTATCGAACCATTCTCGAAATGCCAAGAGTGAAACCCACCACAAATTGGTATTTTTTTGACTTTTAAATCATAAATCAAAAATTTGAAATCTTTTAATATACTAACTGCTTCAAGATATTCATCTACGCAAGGTTTAAGTTTTGGTAAAACCTCATCCGATATAATACTATATGCAGGGAAATCATAAGTGAACGATACGTTTGCTGTTTTATGATTGACCTGATGTAAATTTTCTTTTTCATGTATTAATATATTCTGCTTATCAAAACTCTCAATAAAATCTATAAATTTTTTACATTCATCTTCTGAGAAAGCACCCCTATACCTTCTTATCAAATCAAATTCAGTCGTCATATATGCTAAACAATATTATCTATTATAGCATAGAAATCTAGTTTGTAAAGTTAGGATACTCCTGTTGCACTTGTAGAACCTGCAACCGTTCCACTATTATTTACAGTTATGTTAAATCCTGAAGTTCTTCTTATCGCAGCACCATTTGAACCACCAGATCCACCAGATGTGTTACCATTTCCACCACTTCCAGCGTTACTTGACGCTTGACCACCTGAACCACCAGGTTGTCCACCTGCTTGGTTTCCATTATTTCCACCGCTACCTCCTCCACCTCCAGTGGATTCTGTACCTGCACTTCCTGGATTTCCTGGTCCTGAACCAAATCCTCCCCCAGTGTCACCACCTTGTCCACCAGCTCCAGCAGGGCAACCAGCTCCTCCACCGCCACCGCCACCGCCAGCTCGTCTATCTCTTCTCTTATCTGTTTGACGGCCACCACCGCCACCTCCTCCTCCACCAAAACCAGCACGAAGAATTCCACCACTTGCTATATTAACAACACAATTATTAACTTCAATACCTAATGCACTTGTACCATCACCACCAGGTTGACCATTATTGTTGATGCCATCAGCACCTCTTCCACCATCTCCTCCACCACCAAGAACATTAGCACTACTACCCAAATCTACTTGAACAGTGGATGTTGAATCCCAACTGCCAGTTCTTAAAGCACAGTTAGTACTCGTATTCTTATCTGAGCAAAACTTTTTATTTACATTAATAATGATTTTACTTCCACCCTCTTTTTTACTTCGGAATCCACCAATCACTGTTACTGCATTATTGTTCCACTTATCATTCTTTGCACTTTTTCTATCCTCCCTACTACCACTAAAACAATCAACAACAACATTTAATTTTTTACTATAAAAATCACTGAATTTAATTGTTCCAGAAGTGGGTATGCCATTATCAAGAGGTAGGTTTGATAAAGAACCTACATTCTGAGTTAACCGATAAGATCCTAATGTCCTTCCTCCATTTTGTCCAAACTCTGCTTCAATTTCAGAGAATGATAATGAGCTTCCAGAATTCTTAATAGCCATTAGTGTAAATTAACCCAAGTAGAACCGTTAAAAACTTGCAGTTTATTAGTTGATGTATTATATACCACTGCACCAGATACAACACCACCCAAGTTATTTCTTTGTGTTGTTGTAACTTTTGGTGGAAGCATGAATCTAGTTCCACTCACTCCAGCAGTTCCAGCATCAGCAAAGTCAACTGCTGATTTTAAGATAGTTGCACCAATACCAACTCCACCAAAACATGCAGAGGCATTTATGCCATTGATGTCTGTGTCGTCTAATATATCATCACTCTTAAGTGAGATTTGTCCACTACTTGTTATTACAATACGTGATGCAGCAGTGTCATTAATCTGAACTGCTTGACCATTGATTGTTGTACCAATACCAACCGCTGCTGATTCAAGACCTGTTGTAAATGTAGCAACTCCTGCTACACTTAAATTATTTAAAGTCGATATACCAACTGTTGCGTTTGCATTACCCGCAAGTGTTCCAGAAACGTTACCTGTTAATGTTCCCTGAACGTTACCAAGAAGAAATCCATTAACAGTCAAATTATTTCCAACTGTGACATCACCTGAAAAATTACCAGCTCCAGTGACATCAAGTGCTTTAGTGGGTTGAGTGTTACCTATGCCAAGTGAACCACCTACACCTGTTAGTGTCATCAATCTAGCAGAGTTGATACCTTTATGCCAATGGAAATCACCATCGACAGCAGCAGCATTGTTACCACTTAGATGATAATTAAAGTTACCAGTATCGTAGTTTATAATATCTAATGACTTTCCTGATGCACTATAAGGTGCACCTGCTCCACCACCAAATCTTATCTCGGATGTATGAGTTTTTGCAGTGCCAATCTCTCTACCAACATTAAGTGATGCAATTGATTCTAAACTACTTACTTGAATCTCAGCGTTACCAGCAAATTTTTTGACTTGTATATCAGTTGTTGGAGTATCAGTAAAACCAATACCTAATTTTGTTGTAATTGCAACGTCTGGTACTGAAATAGAAGTTGCATTAACAGCACCGTTAAATGTAGTGGTTCCTGTAACTTGTAAGTCCTTTGTAGTTGTTAATCCAGCAACAGCAACATTATCACTAAATGTTGTAACACCAGTTACTCCAAGTTGATCATCAACTGTGACTGTGCCACCAGCAGAATCAATGGTTAAGTTACCTGTGGAAGTATCAATCTCATTATCATTCGTAACACCAATTTGAACATTATCAATATTTGCACCACCATTTCCATCTATTAA